TGGTTAAATACATGCCACAAGATGTAACAACTGATCAGTTTGGTAGTGAAGAATATTCAACAATTGAAGCATATGCTCAGGCTAGAGATTTATTAGACAAGGGAATAGAGGTGTTTGAAGGTGACTTTTTCTCTTTTGGAGATAAATTTTTTGAAGTTATTAAGGCACCTGATAGTACAACACTTTTTGGTCAAATTGAATATACAGGTTATATTACAATTACTGGTAAACAATCTAGAAAAGGTCAATTTATTAGTAAAGTATTTGGACCTACAGGAGAAGATAGAAGCGATGTTGATGCTGTACAAGATACATTTTATCAACAAAGAGGATATAAAAATAATCAATTAGGTGAGACAGGAGATGTTAGAGAACTTAGAAAACGTGGCGTATTAGACAATCCAATAACAGGACCTAAAGAAATTTCTAATAAAGACGCAGGTAAGTCAGGAAATAACTTTTATGATGAGTAATTAAAATGAGTAACAAAGTAGACTTTAAAAATTATGACAAACCAGTTGCAGAAAATTATTCTATACCTGAAGCAGGTATTGAAGATATTGATCGTGCTATTTTTGATCTTTTTGATAAAAACATAAGTTTTGAAGTATTATCCAATAATGAACTAGTAAAAGTTCCTGTTGTTTTTGCTGCAGGTGAAAGATTTGCATTAACAAGAAGAAAAAATCCGATTAGAGATGATAATAATACTCTAATTCTTCCTCTTATTGCTATTAGTAGAAACAATGTTGATTTTAGCAATGGTCAAAGTGGAAGAGGATCTGCAATAACAACTAGAGATCAAACAGGTTATGTTATAAAGAAAAGACTTTCTGATCATGATCGCGATTATCAAAACATTATTAACAAGTTTGGTATACAAAATCAAGATAACGTTTCTTCTCGTAAAAACTTTTTAGGTAGTGCTGTGACGCCAGGGAATGGAGCAAATCCAGGTACAGTTGCATCAAGAAGACAGAATAACAATTTAAGATTTTCAAAATCAGGTCTAATTACATTATCTAATGAATCAATATCAAATAATATATTTGAAGTCATACAGATACCTTACCCTATATTCTTGACTATAGATTATAATGTTGTATTTTGGTCGCAGTATATGCTTCAAATGAATGAAATGCAAGAAACATTTTTAAGTAACATGTTAGGACAGTCTGAAGAGTTTGTAATTAAATCTACCAAGGGTTACGAATATGTTGCTAAATCGTCAACCAGTTTTAATTCTGAGTTTAATTTTTCAAATTATACAGACTCAGAAAGAATTATTAAGACATCAATTAATCTTAAAGTTTCAGGATATATTTTAAATTCTCAAAATCCGGGTATACCAAATCAGATAAGAAGTTTTGTATCTTCACCTATGATAGATTTTGGATATTATGATACATCTGCAACAATCACTAAAGGATCTAATGGTATAGACAACAAAAGAGATATGAATGATTTTATTTTAAGTGATATTATTTCAGAAGAAGATGTTGGAAATAATGATGAACCGGTTATTCAGGAAGAGATTATCAATCCATTTACTGGTAAAAAAACTATAAGTTATTCTAAGATATTAACTTCTGATCAGAGAAGTGGAGAAACAGTTGCAAGTAATTTGATAATAAAAAATATAGATAATCAATATGAGTAAGATGTTTGATCGACAAAATAATACTTATAACAGAATATAAATAATTTAAGGGAGCGTTCAAATGGCTGAACAAACATTCAAATCTCCAGGTTTTTTTGAAAGAGAAATTGATTTATCTGTCAGATCTCAGCAAAATTTAGGTATTCCTGCTGGAGTTATCGGTACTTCCGAAAAAGGTCCAGCTTTTATTCCTATAACTGTAGGATCAATGGTTGAATTTGAGAACATATTTGGTAGTTTTAATCATGAAATGTATGGTCCTTATGCTGTCAATGAATGGTTGAAAAATAGAACAGCATTAACATATATCAGAGTTTTAGGTGCTGGTGCAAATGAAACTATAGCAGACATCAATACAACAAAAAACAATGGGACAGTAAAAAACGCAGGTTTTATTATAAAAGGAGCACAAGCAAATTCAAGTGGTTTTGGAGGACCATCTAACTCACATGTAGGGGCAGTACAATTTTTAGTAGCAAATCATGAAATTCATGAATCAGGTCTAGAATCTTTAGCATATCCTATCTTTACTGATAACGATTCATTTGGATCAGGACAAGCTAATATGGTTAGAGGTGTTATTTTTATGGCATCCGGATCAAGAATGGAAATAATGGATACAAATGATTATTATTCAACATTAGTGGGTCAATCTGATCAAAAATTTACAGGATCGATTTCTTCTTATAATAACTCTAAAACACAAGGTACATTCAAGCTGATCGTTTCTTCATCTGCTGGCGCAGGTTACAATACAGAAGAAGGTTATGCAGGAATTAAAATATTTACTGCTTCACTTAATCCTAGTAGTGATTATTATATTAGTAAGATATTAAACACAGATCCTAGGAATTTTCAATCAGAAGAACACTTATTATACTTACATTATCCTGTTGAAGATGAGATCGTCAGAGTTAAATATGAAGCTTCGCAAGGTACTGTTGCTTTACTTTCCGGATCTTCAGAGACAAAAAGAAATAATTATGGAAAATTTGATACTAGATATTCCAATTCAAGAACAACAAGTTTTATTTCACAACCTTTTGGTGATAAAGAATATGATCTATTTCATTTTGAAACGTTAGCAGATGGTGCTAAAACTCAATATGATGTCAAAGTTTCTATTAGTAATATAAGAAGATCAACTGATCCTTTGGATCCTTACGGAACTTTTACAGTTGAAGTAAGAAGATATGAAGACACAGATCAAGCAACGCAAATTGTAGAACAATTCACAAATTGTAACTTAAATAAAGATAGCGAAAACTATATAGCTAAAAAGATAGGAGATAAAAAGATCTTCTTTAACTTTGATGCTTTAAGCGATTCTGAAAGAAGAATTGTTGAATCGGGGAAATTTCCTAATCAATCATCTTTTATTAGAGTAGTAATGAATTCTGCTTTTGACACAAAAGGTAACATTCCTAAAGAAGCTCTTCCTTTTGGATTTAGAGGAATTCCTGCATTAATTACAAACGGTACACTTAAAGATGAGCCAACCGGTGCAGAAATGCTAGGTGAAGGAAAGAATTACAATATTGATGCTGTTGATGCAATGTCAGGTTCTATTATTCCTCCTCTTCCTTTTACAATTAAGGCAACACGAGGAGCAGTTAATGCAAGTGGAGCTTATTTTGGAGATGCAGGTAATTCCGAAGTTGCAGATGCTAGAGTTTACTGGGGAGTTAAAACAACTCGTCTTCCTTTAACATCAAGTTTAACACAAGCTGCACTTTATACAAATGCTGGTGCAATAAGAAACGAAGTCACTGATAATTATATTAAGTTTAGTGGTATACAATTACTTGATGTATTAACTACAGGATCTAAGTCAGATACATTTAATAATAATAAATTTAGTTTATCACGTGTAGCATTCTCAAATGCAGGAACTGTTTCAGCACAAATTACCGGTTCAGCTGCTGATCATATGCTTGAAGCTGTATATATTAGAAACGGTAATCCAGATCCTGTTGATCATCTTATATCTTCAGGAGACTTTAATTCTAGAATTACTTTAGCAACACTAGTTAAAGATACTAACGCAAAGTACTTTAATAGATTTGCACCTTATAATAAATTTACAAACGTATTTTACGGTGGATTTGATGGTATAAATATTCTAGACAATGATATGAGAAAACTTAATGATAAGTCTAGCTCTTCAGCGGCAGGTGGAAAAGGTTCAGGAGGAGCTAACAGTAGATTAGGTTTATCATCAGATTATACTGCAGGTACAGGTTTGAGCAATAATTCAATAAAGTCTTATAGAACAGCTATTGATATTATGACTGATCCTATGAATTCAAATGTAAATATCGTTTCTATTCCTGGTCAACGTGATTCTTTTATTACAGATCATTTGGTTGAGAAAATTGAAGATTATGGAAAAGCATTGGCAATTGTTGATATTGAAAACTGGGATGATAATCCTACGCGTCTCTTTGATGGTGAAAGTACAATTCCAAGTGTTAGAGAAACATCAGAAAGATTTGATACACGAGGATTAGATAGTTCATTTGCTGCTGCATATTTTCCAAATGTAACAATACAAGATCCTAATACAGGAAGAATGGTTGTTGTACCGGCTTCTATTGCTGCATTAGGTGCATTAGGTTATAACGATTCTGTTTCATATCCTTGGTTTGCACCTGCAGGATTTAATAGAGGATCTTTAGATTTTGTTAAAAATACTCAAGCTAGACTGACAGCTGCAGATCGCGATACTTTATATGAAGCAAGAATTAATCCTATTGCAA